CCATGCCTGTTGCGGTTTTCTTTGTCTTTGGATTCGCAACACTAAGGTAAGTGAAAACGCTGACATGGCAAAAACCTGGGCAACAAAATGTTGCTCAGGAACTTATAAAAATAATTATCAATTATGTTGCGGAATTAAGGATATATATCTTATGGACAAACAAATTTATCTCTGCCTTGCCCACATGAGCGAGGCTGGGTGGGAAAAGAAATATGTTCAGGAGGCGTTTGACACCAACTGGGTGGTGCCTTTGGGGCCCAACGTGAATGCCTTTGAAGAGGACTTGAAACGGTTTGTGGGCGGTAAGCATGAAGTGGTGGCACTGAGTGCGGGCACGGCGGCGGTACACTTGGCGTTGCTGGCTTGCGGGGTAGGAGCGGGTGACGAGGTGATGGTGCAGTCGTTCACCTTCTGCGCCTCTTCGCATCCTGTCACCTATCTGGGTGCTACCCCGGTGTTTGTGGATTCGGAACCCGATACGTGGAACATGGACCCTGTGTTGCTGGAAGAGGCTATCAAGGACCGTATCGTCCAAACCGGTAAGAAGCCGAAGGCGATTGTGCCGGTGGCTCTGTATGGCATGCCTTACGATTGCACGCGCATCATGGAGATAGGCGACAGGTATGGGATTCCGGTGATAGAGGATGCTGCCGAAGGCTTTGGCTCCCGCTTTAAGGGGCAGATGCTGGGCACGTTCGGAAAGTTCGGTGTGCTGAGTTTCAATGGCAACAAGATGATTACGACCAGTGGCGGCGGTGCGCTGATTTGCAAGGATGCCGAAAGCAAGAATCGGATAATGTGGTATGCCACGCAGGCACGGGAGGCCTATCCGTATTATCAGCATGAGGCAATCGGATACAATTACCGTATGAGTAATGTTTGTGCGGGTATCGGCCGCGGGCAGATGAAGGTGGCCGATGAGCACATTGCCCACCATCGGCATGTGCAGGCGCTTTATAAGGAGCTGCTTCGGGATGTGGAGGGTGTGACGTTGCACGAGGCTCCTGCGGCTGATTATGAACCGAACTACTGGCTTTGTACCGTTACGCTGGCTCCGGAGCTTCGCATCAAGGGGCAGGAGAATGCCTATAAGGAGGTGCTCCAGAAAGCTGTGGGCGGTGCGGCGGGCGTAATCCATGCGGTGGATTGTGCCACGACCGATTGCCAGCCGAATGACAATGTGGAGGCTTTGCGTGTGTTCATGCTCGGCAAGGGCGTGGAATCGCGTCCGGTATGGAAGCCGATGCACAGGCAGCCTGTGTACAAAGATGCTCCGGCATACGTGAATGGTGTTTCGGAAGCTGTCTTTAAGGTGGGAATGTGCCTGCCGGCAGGTCCGTGGGTGACGGATGAGGATGTGCGGTATATTGTGGAGTGCATCAAGGAGGCGAAAGTGGAGCCTTCTCATGATGTGAATCGGCATAAAAAATAGTACTCTTCTCTGATTCTTGAAATAAAAACGTATATTTGCATAGAACTTCGGAAAAAGGAGATAGGATGGATATGATGCGTAAATTGCCGATTGGCATACAGACTTTTGAGGGAATACGTAAAGGTGGTTATCTTTATGTAGATAAGACAGATATGGTTTATCAGATAGCCAATGTTGGTAAACCCTATTTTCTGAGCCGTCCGCGCCGTTTCGGCAAGAGTCTGCTTCTTTCCACTTTCGAAGCCTATTTTCAAGGACGGAAAGATTTGTTCCGTGGGCTTGCCATTGAACGGTTGGAGACGGAATGGGTGGAATATCCCGTGTTTCATCTGGACCTGAACGCCCGGAAATATGAGGCGGCATCCGATTTGCTTGCCATGCTCAACCAACATTTGGAGAAGTGGGAGCAGGAATACGGAACAGAGCGTCGTGACCGCAGTGCCGAAGAGCGTTTTGCATACGTGATAGAAAAAGCGTACAAACTTACCGGCAAACAGGTTGTCGTGCTGATAGACGAATATGACAAACCTTTGCTTCAGGCACTTTTGGATGAATCGCTTATGGATGAGTACCGTCGCACGCTGAAGGCTTTCTACGGTGTGCTGAAGAGTGCCGACCGCTACCTTCGCTTTGTGTTCTTGACCGGTGTCACCAAATTTGCCCAGGTCAGTGTGTTCAGCGACCTGAATCAGTTGAATGACATCAGCATGGATAGGGCATATAATGCACTTTGTGGCATCACCCGCGCTGAATTGTTGCAGGTGTTTTCTCCGGAAATACAGTGCTTGGGCGAGAGGGAAGGGCTGACGTTCGATGAGACGGTCAGCGCTTTGGAGAAACGGTATGACGGTTATCATTTCAATGAGGATACCTCGGTGGGGGTATTCAATCCGTTCAGCCTTCTGAATGTGTTCCAAAAGCAGAAGTTCGGCAATTACTGGTTCCAGACGGGCACTCCTACCTATCTGGTTGATTTGTTGAAACAGAGCGATTATGACCTTCGCCTGTTGGTGGATGGTGTGGAGGTGACCGCTTCCGCTTTCTCGGAATACCGTGCGGACACGGGGAATCCGTTGCCTATGATTTACCAGAGCGGTTATCTGACCATCAAGGACTATGACAAGGAGGTTTATCTTTACACCTTGCAGTTCCCGAATGACGAGGTGCGTTACGGTTTCCTGAATTTCCTGATACCTTATTATACCTGTGTCACGGATGACGAAACGGGTTTTCATATTGCCCGTTTCATGCGCGAGCTTCGTGCGGGCGATGTGGACGCTTTCATGGAGCGTCTGCAAGTATTCTTTGCCGGCATACCCTACGAACTGAGCGACAACACGGAGCGGCATTATCAGGCCATCTTTTATGTGGTCTTTGCCCTGCTTGGTCAACTTATAGAGACGGAAGTTCGCAGTGCCCGCGGTCGTGCCGATGCGGTGGTGAAGACCAAGGATGCCATCTATGCCTTTGAGTTCAAACTGAACGGCAGTGCTGAGGAGGCGTTGAGGCAGATTGATGAGAAGGGCTATCTGATACCTTACGTGTTGGATGGAAAACGTCTGGTGAAGGTGGGCGTAAATTTCAGCAAGGAGACGCGGAATATAGAAAGGTATATTGTCGGTGATTGATTCTTAATTATTTCTCCTTCCAGTTTTGCAAAAATACATTAGAAAATTTCCCTGTTACTTGTTTCCGTAGTGTCCTTTGAGGGAAACGACAAAGACAGTTACAATATCTTCTTCTATCCTGTATATCAGCCGGGCACCCTTATCTATTCGTCTGCTCCAAAATCCTTGCAAGTTTCCTCTTAGTTGCTCTATCTGCCCTGTTCCTGTGGTCGGATGTTGCTGTAGTTCATCGAAAAGTGAAGCTATCTTTTGAAGGGTTTTCTTCTGTCCCGACTTTTTCCATTCCATCAGGTGCTTTTCTGCTTCAAGAGTGAGTTCTAACTTATAAATCATATACCCAATACGTCTCTAATTTCATTCATGGAATAGGCTTTTGTTTTTCCTTCTTTCATTTCGGATATACCTTTGTTTACACTTTCCACGTTTTGAGGATTGTCAAACCATTCATCATTTGAAGGAGAAGGATTCTCGCTTATTTCAACAGCTATTCCATTAGCTTTAGAGATAAGTATATATTCTATATATGCTTTCAGACTTTTGCCTTGCGCTACTGCCATAAGTGACAACTTTTGCAGTGTCTCAATAGGGAGGTCTATGTTTTTCCGTTTGATTGCTACTGTTTCCATATTATCGCTTCTATTTTAGTCTGTGACAAAGATATAAAATATATCTAATATACATGGCTGTTTTTATTATCTTTTCAGGCTATCTGTATTTCTGTGTCTCATTCACAAACCGCCTTAAAAAGCAAAAAGCATCGACAATCATCAGATTATCAATGCCTTTTTTACCAGTCGGGGTGACTGGAGTTTCATAGTCACCTGCAATAAGCTGATTATTTTATCATTGGATAAAACGGTTTTGGGGTACTCTTCTGTTTCTGTCTATTTCTGTCTATTACTATACTCTTCTGTTTATTCCATTGCTTTCTCTATATTTTCTAATTGATTCAACAGCACCGATTCCAAATTGGCAATAGCAATGGTTTTCATAAAAGCCATCCGAATTTCGGGGTGGTTCTCCTCATAGGATTCATCTTGTTTTCCGTTGAGAATCTTCATTTCATATTACTTATGCATCAGCGGGCGTATATTCATCTGCATCCATTATGCGACCATCTCGCGAATCCACGAAACGATATTTTCTTGTCTCATATCCCATTGAGTTATTTATCAATAATTCACTAAAACATTCCTCTACAGATAAATTTTCAAATCCTCTTGATTGTCTGAGGTCATCCAAATCTACCAGATAAACACGGTCATCAGTGAAAGTTTCTTCAAACTCATTATCCATTTGTCTCCAATAGAACTCAGACTCGTCATCTCCCAAGCTGATTAACAGATTAGTCAATTTCCCAAATTCCCCCTCGGCACAAGTGACTACCTGACCGTGCAATTCATGTCCCTCTACGTTAGTGGTTACTTCCATTACGGCAATCACTTTTCTAAAAAGGAAATTACGTGTCTGTATGCCATGTTCTGTATCAAGACCTGAATCTTTCAATATCCAAAGATTGGTAGGCGCATAACTTGTTTCTATATGGAACGGAATAGGACCTGACACCTTTATTCCATATCTTTTGTTCTCAATTTCTTCCATGAAAAGTTTCATAGCAAATAATATTTTGAAGGTTATTTGTTCATTAATATTTGAATCGTTCTTTCCTTCTCGGCCAACAGTTCCTTGAGGTGGGCAATCTCCTTTTGACATTCGCTCAAAGTTATATCTCCTGATACCTTGTTACCATTACCTTTGACTTGATGCCCGATGTTGATGTTGGAGCTTCCTGCATCCTTATCAAAAAAATAGCCTATAGGTACATCCAATATGTTAGCTATCTTTTCCAATTCGCCTGCTTGAATCTTATTAAGAGTAATGCAACGGTGTAGGTTTTGTTCTGACATTCCTATTTCTTCGGCTAATCTTTTAACGCCACCATCTTTTGTCTCACACAATTCTCTTATTTTTATTAGATTCATAATCAGATATTTATTGTCATACACTAAAAAATATAATAATTATATCGCTAAAATATTTGTTTATCACTAATAAATACTTTAGCTTTGCACTATAAATATAACACTAATAATCAAAACAGTTATTGCAATTATGGAGAAAAGTTCAAAAATGGTATTTAGAGACCACTACGACAAGTTATCCGATGAACAGAAGGATACGCTTCGGAAACGAGTGCTGGAAGCAAGCGGTATGGCTTACGCCACGTTCTATTGGAAATTGAGGAACGATTCGTTCAAGCCTTTAGAAATGAAGTTAATCAATGAAATCATGAACTCTTTAAATTGATAGATTATGGCACAGAACATCATTACAGCCCAAGAAGCCTGCCGGATTGCGAGAGAAGCAAGCAGGATGGAGAATATCATGCGCTCAATCCATAGTGCAGCAGAAGATGGAGGATTCAGCACAACGGTACTCATATACTCGAAGAAGGACATAGACCGGCTGCGTGATTTGGATTACGGGGTGGTGCCCAAAGAGGGATTCTCCGACTATTATATCATCTCCTGGAATGATTCCGATAACTAACATCGAGTTCTACAACACCCCCGAAGGTGACGTAATGATGAAAGAACTTCATCGTCCGGCGGTCGTGCTCCGTGAGACTGACCGCCCCACCATCGAGGCGATGCTTGCCATCATCCGGGACCGTTATCCGAAGGCTCACACCCGGCTGATGCAGCTATACTCAGCCAGCACGATGAACCGGTGGCATTACGAGTTCCGCGTGGTTCACCGCTTCATCCGCTGCAACTTCGGCGAATACGACCAGTACAACCTGGACATCAACAAGGATGGGCAGTTCGTGTTCGAAGAAGTCAAGTGCCCATTGCGGGGCGAGTGCGAGCATGAGGGGGTGATATGTCGCCCGGAACTTGACACGCAGCTGACCGACCGCGAGATGGATGTGTTTCGTCTCATTGCCGGAAACTGCCAAACGGATGAGATTGCAACGGAACTGCACATATCTCCTTATACCGTGAATCGACACCGGGAGAACATCAAGGCGAAAATCAAGGTGCGCAGCGTGGGAGAGATGATAAGTTATTGGCATACGAATAACCTGAAGTGAATAGCTCTTTTTTCAAACTCATGGTATTAGTTTAAGGTTATGCGGGGTGTGTGGTCCGTGAGGATAGCACACCTATATCCCGCACTGCGTCCGGATGGTAGAGGACAACCGACACGACGATGTGGTTAATTGGGTGCGACAGGGGTTCGATTCCCCTATGCGGGACAGACGATTTATTACTAACAGATAAAAACAGAAGAAAAATGAAAAGAACAACTAATTTACGAAACTATGCCTCCATTTCTACGCCGGAAGGCACATTTCATGTTTGGCTGAGCAGGCCCACCAAAAACGGCGAGATAATCTGCTCATGCGGATTCTCGCTACAATACAAGATGCCGTTTGTGGATGCCATCTCTGATTTAGGCTATGTGTCTGCGGACGAAGTGCAGATTATAGACCAGGACTATAGCGTGATAATTCTTCAGTGCGTGCAGGCACCCGAAGGAGTCTATGAAAGACTGTTGGATGACATTCCCGAGCTGATGGAGAAGTATTTAGTAAAGAATCCTATTAAATCCGAATGACTATGATGTACTTTATTGACGACATCAAGACATACGCCAATGTCAACCAAAAGGGTAGGGCGTTGCAAATATTCGTCCAGCAGTTCGACCACCATCTGATTGCCGAAGAATGTTCACTGGATGCGCTGAAATGTGAGATTGAGCATGAGATACAAAAACAGAACGAGAAATATCCACGTAGCCGTCCTGTGCGTCTTGATGCGATAGAAGTAAGAAAGGGGGGGACAGTGGACTATTCTTGTGGAAGAAGACCCCAATAGTGTGGTCTGCATTATCTCTTACCAAAAGGTAATGGGGTATTATGCGCTGGCTGATAAGATAGGTCAATTTAAACAGATTTCGTAATTATGAAGATAGCAGATTTCAAAAAGAAGTTCCCGGACGTGCATGTTCAGCAGCTCGATACCAAGGCAGTGTTGAGCCGGGCAGAGATAGAAGATACGGTGAAGCAATTCATGCAATGGTTCGGTAGCGGACTTGTCGCGTACGAATCAAGAGGGCGAGACATCAAGGTGTTCACATCCAACAAGATGAAACGTGAAATGGAGAAGCTGAAGCCGGGTTGCGAAGTCACCCACCCACTGAATGGACGCAAAGGAATCGTCATGGGTGACATGACATTGATTTGCGGTACTCCTTGCATAAGGGTTGAGTTCGATGGCAAGAGTGATATGTATGATTGTGAGATGTTTATCGATAAGGAGGAGTGATATGGCTTGTAATTGTAGAGCAAAAGTAGAGCAATTGGTACGCGAACAAACGGGAGACACTACGGCGAAACTTCGCGGTCAGTATGTAATAAGCAATGGCGTGTTACAATTCAAACCGACAGTAGCAGCCGTTTACCGGAAGAAAAAGAGAGATGGTAGTGTTTGCAAAACTGAGAGCGAAATAGAAATCTCATACGAATACTGCCCGTTTTGCGGGCGCAAATTTGACGAGAGCAGCAATGAGCAAACCCCATCTATGTGAGGAGTGCAAATACTGCACGCATTCACCGAACTTATTCCAGCCCTATTATTGGTGCTCGTGGTATGGCAAAGAAATAAGGGAACCGATTTATAAATGTGAACAAAAAACTAAATCAAATGAATTTATCAAATAATAGAACAATGAGAAAAGGACAAAAAGTGCGCATCCTGCGCACCAATGAAATAGCGACCATCATAGATATGGAATTAATTCGCAAGAGCGGCAGGGTACATCGCTACTGCCACCTGAAGACCAAGAAGAACCCGGACTTGTGGCTGGATTCATCCGAACTTGGAGGGATGTTGGAACATTGCCGAATTACCTTCCAAAACGAGAACGGGAAGGAATTAATCTTCGATGTGGAGCGTGACTACCGCAAACGCAATATTGAAGAACTGGGATTGCATATAACCGGCCGCAACCCGGAGAACTTGAAGGAACATCACGGTCTCCACGTGGCGATGGCGACTCTCTTTCTGGAGAACTTCACGACAAAACCCGCGTCCTTGAAAGCCCGTCCGTAATTCCGTTCCTTTGTACCCACCAATAAACCTTCCGCAATTATGATTAAAGCTACCGACATCTACAATGCCACCCACGACGGGTTAGACATTATCCTGTACTACTATCCGCAAGCCGAGGGCTGTGTGGATAACAAGAAAAAATTCAAGCGCCGTCCCGATGAAGACGACGCTTCCGCCTGCCTCAAGAAGTACCCGGACTGCTACAAGGTGACCGACTTCGGCGACAGCGGCACCGCCATGAGCCCCATCGACATCTGTATGCACGAAGAGAATGTGCGTTTCCCCGAAGCTGTCGCCATGCTCGCCTCCCGCTACAATGTCACCGATGAACTGAAACGTTCCGTCAACAAGCCCGACATCCGCAAGCGACCCGCTACGGCCGATGAAGCCGAAGGCAGCCGTTTCTTCGAGTTGGAAGAGACCTTCACCGAATCGCAGCTTCAAGTGTTGGGACCGCGCGTCAGGCAGGAGCACGTCGATGCGCTGCACTGGTTTGTGGCGAAATCCATCTCCTACGTCCGTAACCGGGAGGTGACGACCAAATACACCACCGACACCTATCCCATCTTCATGCGTGAGTGTGCCGTTACGAAGCCGGATGGCAGCACCGCCAAATTCTATAAGATATACGAGCCGCTGAACCCCGACAAGCAGTGGCGGTTCAGCTATACGCCGGACGGTGTGAAGCCCAAGCAGTACATCAACGGTCTGGCCGAATTGCAGAAGGCTTACCGGGACTTCAACGTTCAGGAGGAGAAACTTTTCTTCAACGACCCCAAGAATCAGGATGCCACGTACCAGGAGAAGAAACTTCCCGAAGCCTTCATCTGCTCCGGCGAGCGCGACGCCCTCTGCGTCCGTGCCCTCGGCTGCCATCCGCTCTGGTTCAACAGCGAGACTTACAAGGTAAGCCCCGAAGAGATAAAGGAAATCTATAAATACGTGGAGTGCATCTACAACATACCTGACATTGACGATACCGGCATCCGCAAGGGGACCGAACTGGCGCTCCGCTTCCTCGACATCTATACCATCTGGCTTCCCGGCTGGCTGCGTGGCTACCGCGACCAGCGAGGCAAGCCCCGCAAAGACTTCCGCGACTACGTGGGGCTGCGACCTCGCCAAGAGGACTTCCGCAACATGCAGACCCTCGCCATGCCCGCCAAGTTCTGGATGGAGAGCTTCAGCGAACGAAGCAAACGCAAGGTCTATGAGATAAACTCCGCCTACCTGCACTACTTCCTCCGGCTGAACGGGTTCCACACGCTGAAGGATGACAACTCTAAGGAGACACGCTACATACACCGCAACGGCTGCGTGGTTCGCGAAGTGAAGGCGAAGGACATCGTCTCCTTTCTGATAGCCTTCACCAAAGAACGCTACCTGCCGATTGACATCCTGAACCTGGTGCTGAACTCCCCCCGTACCGGGGAATCCTCCTTGGCGCAACTCGATGAAATAGACCTGGACTTCCGCAGCTACACCCCCACGAAACAGTACATGTTCTTCCGGGGCGAAACATGGGAAATCACCAAAGACGGCATCAACACCCTTTCGGGACCCATTACCGGAAACCGAAGCGTGTGGGAGTCCAACGTGATACCCCACAAAGTGAGGGTCCTGCCGCCCATGTTCGATTGGACGCACCGCAAGGATTCAGAAGACCGGGACATCTTCGACATCACCATCCTCCCGCACAAGAGTTGTTTCTTCAACTACCTTATCAATACCAGCCGCCTCTACTGGCGCAAGGAACTGGAAGAGGCGTGGCGGGACAAAGGTGTGGATGAAGCGGACAGATACAGGGCGGAACACAAGTTCGACATCGCCGGACCGCTCCTTTCCCCGGAAGAGATACGCGAGCAGAAGCAGAACCTGCTGAACAAGCTGTTTGCCATCGGCTACAACCTGCACCGTTACAAGTCGCCATCCCGAGCGTGGGCGCTCTATGCCATGGACAACAAGATAGGCGAAGACGGCGAATGCAACGGGCGCAGCGGTAAGAGTTTCCTTTTCAAGGCATTCCGATTCTTCATGCGTACCGTCAACCTCTCCGGGCGCAACCCCAGGTTGCTCGAGAACCCGCACGTGTTCGACCAGGTGGACCAGCATACCGATTTCGTACTGGTGGATGACTGCGACCGATACCTGCCTATGAGCCAGTTCTACGACAATATTACCAGTGGCATGAGCGTGAACCCGAAGAACAACAAATCGTTCTTCATTGAGTTCGATGACTCCCCCAAGTTCGGTTTCACCACCAACTATGTGCCTCGTGAGTTCGACCCCTCCACATCGGCACGTATGCTTTACATGGTTTTCTCCGACTACTACCATCAGAAGACCGAGGAGAACGACTATTTGGAGAGCCGTACCATCCGCGACGACTTCGGCCACAACCTGATGACCGCCACCGAATACAGCGAAGAAGACTGGAACCAAGACCTGAACTTCTTCGCCCAGTGCCTCCGGTTCTACCTTGACATGGCAGACCGTAACGTCAAGATACAGCCGCCCATGGAGAACATCATCATCCGCAAGCAGAAGGCCGACATGGGCAGCGACTTCGAAGATTGGGCATACTGCTACTTCACCGAGGACGGTGAGAATCTGAACACGCCTCTTGTACGGGAGCAGGTCTATGACGATTTCATCAACGCCACCAAATCAAAAAAGGATTTCTGGAAGATGCAGCGATTCACCAGGGCATTGCGTAGTTTTTCCGAACTCTGCCCTTACATCTCCGAGATGAACCCGTCAGACCTGTTGAACAAGCAAGGCAGATACCTCTCCAAGATAGACGGTAAGACCAAAGAGATGATATACATGCGCTCCAGACAGCCTAACGGCGAACCCGCCGCATTCATTCCACGCACGGAAGAGAGCAATGGAGACGCCTCGTTCTGAGTACATCCGGTACTATGACCGCTACTTGCCCCAGATGATGGAAGATGAACGGGCATACGCCTACATCCGGCAAGCCTACGACTACATGGAGTTGATGAAACCAGGCACCATTCTTCACCTGCAAGCCCCGGAAGAGAAACTTCCCTGGCTGCTGGTGACAGCCGGTGCATTCTTTGCCGCGCAAGACCACTGGATGGAGTTCGACTTCAACGATGACTGGACCAAGTTTCGACGCAACCAGCCCTTACCGCCCGGTTTCGTCAGGTATCTCAAAGGCGAACAGGAGGTACCGGAGCAGTAAGATAAAAGCCGTTGGCACAAGTTGTCAGCGGCTTTTACTATTATAGAATACAGCGGCATCGCCCCCGGCTCTTGGTTTCCCGTTCCCTTTCCCATTTTTACTTACAAATTTTTGTAACTCTGTAACCAGTGTTTGAAAAAGAAGATAAAAAGATAAGAAATAAGAAGTTACAAAGGTTACACTTTCGGTTACAAATTTCGGTTACAAAAAATGAGGTTTTGTAACTTTTCCTCCATCGTCTCGATTCGGCTTCCGATGGCACAACTTAGTTCATCGGTTACACACGACCGTTTTTCGTTTTGTAACTTATAGTATGATTGACAATCAGATGTTTAACTACTGAAAGTTACAGGTTACAAAGTTGCGAAATTTTCTAAGCGAATTACTCAGAGCCATGTAATCTGCAAAAAAAACAGAGAGGATGTAAACTGCCGATATGTACTCTTTGTAAATATATCTTTCAGAACTACTCTTTTCCGGCGGTTCCACATCAGCATTCCGCCGATTATCACTATATTTGCCTACCAATAAACGACTTACCGAATGAGACCTAATGTAATAATCGAACTCCAGCCTTACCTGCACGATTACCTGTACCACGAATTCGGGTGCCGTCCGTCTGATGGAGGGGTGAACGTGACAACCGCCAACGACATGGGCAAGTTCATCCAGGCGATGGTAACTGTCAGCGACCGGCCGCCAAAGCAAATCATCAAGGAGCACCCCATCACCCTGTTCCTGCCCATCCAGGAGTGGAACCACTTCATCCTGCAAGAGAACTTCATCTACATACCGGAGTGGAAGCAGCGCATGTTGCAAGACTACATCGAGGCATCCTACCGCCTGCGGGTCCGGGAGTACTTCGTGGCGGGCTACGAGAAGGGCTACAAGCAAGACAAGATAGTGCAGGCGTTCCTGATGGCATACAACATCAAGAACAATGCCATCAATTACGAGGCGGTGAAAAAGTACGACTACCGCAACCGGAAGCGGATGGTGAAAGAAGTGGATAGAGACATCCAACTGTCACTTTTCCCTTGACATTTTTTAGCAGATTAATTGTTAAGTAAAAATCAGATTTTCAGCGAATAAATACTTAAACTTTAAGTGATAAGATGAACGAAAACGATAAGCGTGCGCAGATTTGCGCCCTAAGTTACTTGCCGCTGGCAGGGGCGACGGTTCGCAACCTGCCGGGTGCGAAATCCATACGAATTTCCGGAGAGTGGACCGACATTCCCATCTCCAAGGGAGAGTTCAAGGAGAAAACCACCTCCGGGGCATTGGTCGAGCAAGAAATCAAAGCCACAGTCACTGACACAGGAGGCGAATTCTCTGCCAGCCTGCACGACTTGCTCAACCAAGAAGGGCTGGTCCGGTTGAAATTGACCAACGGAGCGGAGAGGGTAGTGGGTTCCGACCAGTTCCCGGTGCTGCTCACCCTCGAAGAGTCCGGTTCTCCGGCGGCATTTTCCATCTCCTGTAAGCGAGACAGCCCCGAACCGGCAAAGATTTTAACGTCCTTTTGAGCGGTTGCAGCCATCGTACCTTTGTACCGGATTTATTAGGTACAAAGAAGAATGGCATTTTCAAATCTATATAGCGCGGTCTGCCGGGGCAAGTGGTTCATCTCCTTCAGGGAGGTGGAATCGAACCTGCTTTTGGTGAACAAACTGCTGGAGCGTGGCATGGATAATCAGGATGCACGCAAGCTGTCCGACCGTGAGCCGGTTCCGGTGATGGTCTATGCGGCTGACGGGCGTTCGGCAAAGTTGCGGAACAACTATTCCGAAGCTCCGGCAGGCAGCACGGCTATCATTCCCGTTCATGGCACGATGCTCAAATACGGCACCTATTGCAGCTATGGCACGGTGGAGTATGCGGAACTCATACGGGAAGCGGCCGACTCCCCGAACATTTCTTCTGTTTTATTGGATATCGATTCCGGCGGCGGGGCGGTGGATGCCATCGCGCCGCTGGTCGATGCCATTCTTTATTCACGCGGCAAGAGCAAGGCGGTGGTGGCACACGCCGACCTCTGCGCTTCGGCTGCCTATTATACAGTCTCCTACTGCAACGAAATCATTGCAGCCAACCATATCTCTTCCGAGTTCGGCAGCATCGGTGTGATGATGAGCTTCCCCGACTATGCCAAGTATTATGAGTCGGCGGGCATCAAGGTACATACCATCTACTCCAGCCTCTCCGACTACAAGAATGCCCCGTTCGAGGCGGCGAAAAAGGGAGATTATGCCTCCATCCGCGACGAAGAGCTGGACCCGCTGGCACGCGACTTCCAGGCGAATGTCAGGAAGAACCGGGGCAACTGCCTGAAACTGGAGACTGAAGGGCTGCTCCGTGGCAGGATGTTCTATGCCGAAGCGGCGCAACAGGTAGGTCTGATAGACGGCATCGGCACGCAGGACTATGCCGTGCAGCGTTGCCGCGAAATCAATACGGAGATGACAATCAACAATTATATCAACTCAAAATCATAGTGTTATGTTTGCAAAAGTGATGAGTGTAGTGCTTGGTTTCTTGGGCATATCCGCCTTTGCCAAGGATGAGAAGGGAAAGTCCATCCTGCTCGCCGCGCAAGAAGAGAGCCTGAAAAACAAGTACGGTGAAAAGTTTCTGGAGGTGTTCAAAAAAGACCTCGCCGACTTTGAAGCCGGCGGGCAGAGTGCCGAGAGTGCGGTGACCGACGAAGTACGGGCACAGTTGGAATCCGAGCGCGACCGGAATGCGAAGGAACTGGCGGATGCCCGCAAGCGGCTTGCCGACCTCGATGCCAAGGTGAAGGCACAGGAGAAGGACATCGCCGCAAAGGATGCCCAGATTGCGAAAATGGTTAAAGAGCCTGCCCCGGATGCAGGAGTGGCGACCGAAGGAGACAAAAACGAGATGGGTAGCAAGTTCAAGCCGGACATGAGCCTGGCGCACAACCGTTATTTGGATGCGGCATTCAAGGGTGCTGCATACAGTGGCAATTCGACCATTGAGACCACCGAGCTGCAGAAAGAGTTCGGCAAGTATGTATCTTCCGAACGGATAGAAATCCTGAAGGGGCTGATGGGTACCACAGAGTCCACCAAGTACATGTCAACGCTGGTGACGGACAAGACCGAAGTGCGTGCGCAACAGGCCGCCATTGATTCTGTGCTCCAGCAGTTCGTGCCGAAGTGGACACCCAAGGGAAAATCCAAGTTTACTCCGTTGACCATCAAGAACTACAAGTGCAAAATCAACGTGCCTATCACGCCTTCCGACATCATGGAAGACATCTTGGGCTATCTCTACGACGAGAACCTGAAGCCCGAAGACATGCCGGTAGTGAAGTACATCCTCTATCAGCTCATTTTCCCGAAGCTGGACGAAGAGCGCGAAATCGCCCTTGCCGTCGGTGAGTTCAAGGAGAGCACCGCTACCAAAGACGGCGATGCCGCTACCGATGCCAATGACGTGATGGACGGTTACATTACGCAGCTCAAGAAGCTGAAGGCGGCGAAGAACGATGCAATCACCTGGCTGCTCGATGGCGAAACGCTGAGCGACGCCACGCTTGTGGACCAAATAGAGAAAGCGGTAGGAGAAGTGAAACCTTTGTACAAGAAAAAGACCATGTTCATCCATGCCGACCCCGAACTGGTGACACGCTACGGCAAGGCATACCGCAAACTTTACCCGTGGCTCAAAAACGAGGACGGCGAGAAAATCAAGGTCGATTTCTCCAAGTTTACCTTTGCTCCGCTCGAAGGTATGCGTGGCACGGGCGTGTTCTTCATCACCCCGAAAGAGAACTTCAAGCACCTGCGTAGCCGTGACCCGCAGAGCGCCAAGGTATGGATGCAGGGCGAGAACTACGACGTGAAGATTTTCGCCGAGTGGTGGGAGGCTGTCGGTTTCTGGCTGGCCGAAGCCATCTTCGCCTATCTGCCGCCCGAAAAATCGGACAGTTCGGCTGACTCTTCATCCGGTTCCTCTTCTTCCGGTTCCGGTACAGGCGGCATTTAATCAATCTTAATATAGGAGGTATATAATATGTCAGAAACTGCATATTCAATGGTATCGGTGCCCAAGAAGACATCGAATGCCGGGCGACCGAAAGGCAAAAAGTCTTATATCGTGCTCTTCCGTTGGGAAGATGTGAAGACTTACACACGCGATGAGAAGGGCGTGAAGGTGACCGCTTTCGCGATGATGACCGGCAAGAAGCCCATAGCGGTGTATGCTACGGACTCCACCATCAACATCTATCACACCAGCGAGGGCGAAGACGATGCGCGCGGCTTCATCCACCACGTGGATTATGAGCATCCGGGCACGGAGCTGGAGCACGATGAGTTCGTCAACAACAACATCAACGAGAACCTGGGCGCTATCGTCTTCGGCTGTTCGGGCGATGATGCGAAGATTGCGGGCACTCCCTGCACGCCGCTGAAGATGAGCAAGGCGGATTCTCAGGATAACAAGGAGGGCGACAAGAACACCATCAACCTTGCCAGTTCGTTGCGTGGCGGCACCATCGGCCACATCGCCAAGAACCTGATTCCGCTCACCGACAGCGAAGAAATCAATGCCATATTGGGGTTGAGCTCTTCTTCCGGCGGTACGGGAGTCTGATTCGTTTCTGTTTGTTTAGAGGTTTGTTGTTAAGTGAGAGAGGCGTTTGCAGGGGCATTCGCCTCTCTTTGTGTCCTTTGCGTGGATACGTGTAGCAGCTACTTTTGTATCGGATTAAAACTTTAGATTTATGGCAACGAAAAAGAAAACAGAAGTCAAGGAACCTGTTCCGCAGGTTCAAGAAGAGACGGCCGCTCCGGTTCAGGAAGAAACGGCATCGCAGCCTGTACAAGACCATACAACAGTTGTGATACCCTACTGCAAGGAGTTCGCGCAAGGCAAGGAACTGCTCTTCGCGCTCCGTTCCTGGCAGAAGAATGTACGCTTCGGCATCAACATCGTGGTAATCGGTGACCGTGAAGAGTGGTTCAGCGACGAAATCACCTTCATCGAACACAAACGCATCTCAGACAATGCACAGATTGACACGCTGGCGAAGCTGAAGGTGGCGATGGAGTCGCCCGAAGTGACCCCGCTCTTTATCTGGAGCAACGATGACATCTACGTGATGAACCCCATCGGCTTTGCCCATGTGGAGCTGCCCAAAGTCACTGGTCTTCTCCAGCCGGAGAAGTTCAAAGGCTTGTATGCCGAGAACATGCGGCGCACCAAAGAACTGTTGGAGAGCCGCAACCTGCCCATCCTGAACTACGGCACCCATACGCCCATGCTGTTAGACAAAGGGCGGTTGGCAGCCATGCTTGAGCGGTTCCGCGAACTGAAGGAGGGCGGCTACCTCTTTACCTCCGTCTATTACAACTCGCTCCCCTGGCAGGTGCAACCGGTCTATCTGGATTGGCCGACAGACCAGGTGCTGCTGCCGGTGGTATCTCAGAAGCCGGACGAAAAGAGGGTGCTCGACCTGCTTTCCCGCAAGGTCTTTATGAACAATGCCGTGTCGGGTTATTCGCCCTGGTTGGAGCAGTTCCTCGAGAAGGTATTCCCCGAACCCTCCGACTTCGAGCGGTGAAGGGCGCAGCCGGAACCTTCACGGAGGGAGGAACCGGACTCCTTCCGTGATGAATTCCCGTTTCTCAACGCACCGGGTTGCCCGATGGAGCTGGAGGCGCTCGCCTCACGCAAGTTCAGCCGCTACCACAGCTATGTGCGGTTACACAAGAAGCTGCGTGACTGCACTTCGCTCCGGGAGTGCGCCGATGTCAGCCGCCAACTCATTGACAGCTACATCGACAACCGCATGATATGGCAGGAGCTGAACTATTACAAGGAGCACCACGCCCTGTTGGGCAAGCATCCGGCTTTTTCCGAGTTCCGGCGGCGCAAGGAACTGATGAATTTGGGCATCCGCGAGTTGCTGCAACGCCAGCGGCAGGTGAGGGACAACATCTGGCGCGTGAAGTCGGAGATGGCGAAGGGCGACAAGCCGCACCTCGACATCACCCGGCGCGAACGGCTGGCGGGCTACGAGAAGGAGCTTGCCGACATTAACAGACTGTTGGAATGAGAATTAAAAGGCTATGAGTTGACAAGGAAACGAGTGAAAAAACAAAGAAGTGTATGAATTTCGTAGCGGACGAATTGGTTAAATGGCGCGAAAATCCCGCATGGTACGACCGCATCGACCTCGAAGAGTTCGAGCGGCTTGCCGGCATCGGTTACGAGCCGAAGCAAATCGCGATGTATTACAACATCCCCGAGAATGATTTCCTGTGGTACTTCAACCTCATTGGCTCGCCCCTGAAGTACCGGTACGAGCGCGGCCAGCTCCTCCAGCGTGCCCGTGAGGGGCTTTCCATGTCCGCAGCCGCCGAGAGTGGCGACAACGTCACCCAAGCGCAGCGGTTCGACAAATTCCGCCAGTCCGTCGGCTACCGCAACTCCATCAGCAAAATCTTTTTCGATGATATCGGATAGAGGAAGTTACCGGGAGTTAGAAGGAGTTATTCGGGAGTTAAAAGCCGATAGCTCTGCTTACACAAGTCGGAGTATTGGCCTCTAACTCCTTCTAACTCCCGAATAACTCCCGATAACTCCTAAAAAATAGAACCATGTTTGAAACCTCCCACTTCGACACCCTCCAAGACTACCTCGCCTCCGGCTGCACCTTAGAGCTGACAGCCGAAGAGCTGGACTACTACAACGCGCTCTATGCCCTGGTGGGCATCAACCGCAAGTATGGCAAGGACAACGCCATCGCCTTCCTGATGCACGAGCCCTTCAACGTGGAGCGGATGCGTGCCCGCCGGATGTACAGCGAGGCCATCAACCTGTTCTACCAGAACGACAGCATCGAGAACGATGCCCACCGCAACCTGATGTACGACAACCTGATGAAAGCCGCGCAGGTGGTGCTGATGAACGCCACCACCGCCAAAGACATGGAGGTGTACGGCAACCTCACCGTGCAGGCGGCACGCATCAAGCAGCTCGACAAGCCCGACCCCGTGAAGCCCAAGGAGATGGACGAAAAGCACATCAAGGTCTATGACCTCGACCCTGCGGCGGTGGGACTTCCGTCGGCGAACCGCAACCTGCTCGCCGCCCAGATTGACGGCATGGCGGACATCTCCACCCGCGAGAAGACCCGCCTGAAACGCGATGCCAACATTATTGACGTGGATATAGAAGAAATGCTCGATGACCAAGAAGAAAAAACTAAAGATTTCGGATGACGTGGAGCTGCGCTACTCCAACTGGATGGCGCAGCTTATAGCCGTGATGCAGCCCTGGTCGCTTTATTGGATTGCCGGGCGTGCCAGTGCCAAGACCGTGCAGGTGCTTGCCGAACGGGTGCAGGAGGTGGCGCAGGACTGCCCCGGCGCCCCATTCGCATGGGTGGCGGACACCTATTCGGACCTGCATAAGAACGTGATTCCCTCGCTGGTGGACGGACTCTCCATGTTGGGATGGGAAGAGGGCGTACACTACATCATGAACCGCGAACCGCCGCAAGAGTGGAAAAACCGCATGTACAACGTCTGTTCCGAATGGCGCAACACCATGGTCTTCTATACCGGCTTCAACTTCACCTTCATCTCGCTGGACCGGCCCGCCATCGGCGCCGGCCGTTCCTACGTCGGCGTGTTCGGCGACGAGGTGAAGTACTTCCCCGAAGAGAAGTTCACCAATCTCCTGAAGGCGGTGCGCGGCTTCCGGGTGCGCTACGGCGACAGCGTGTGGTACCGCAGCCGCACGCTCACCACCGACATGCCCAACCCCAACCACTTAGGCGAATACGACTGGATTCTGAAGCTCGCCCGGCAGAACGACAAAAATAAAATCCTGCTCATGCTCCGTGCCGGGTTCGTCTATAACGAGACCAAACGCGAGTACGTGGCGGCCCTCCAGCATCACCGCGAGCTGAAGGATGCCGCCCGCACCGACCCCTCCCTGCGCCCCAAGCTCGATGCCGCCGAACGCGCCATGCGCCTTGCCGCCCGCAACATGAAGCGGTGGGAAGAGCGCTGGCTCAAGACCCGCCGCGGCGTGTCGTTCTTCTTCATCTCCTCCTCGTATGTCAACGTCGATATATTGGGCGAGGACTGGTTCAGCGACGAGTTCTCCGAAGGGCTCGAAGGAATGCTCTGCAACATCCTCTCCATCATCCCCAAGCTGGAGGCGAGCCAGATGTTCTACTGCAACCTCTCCCTGAAGAACTTCTATGCCGACGGCTTCCTGAACGAGGTCATCGAGCAGCACCCCTACGGGTGGGAACAAGACTGCACCGTGTTGCGCTACCTCGACAAGAACCGCCCGCTGGAGGCGGGCATGGACTCCGGCAACATGCTCTCCATGGTCTTCGGGCAGAAGGAGGGGCGCACCGTGCGCATCCTGAAGGAGCTCTACACCCTGCCGCCCAACTCCGTGCGCGAGCTTGCCGACAAGTTCCTCCACTACTTCAAGCCCCACAAGCGCAAGATTCTGAAACTCTACTACGACCGCTCCATGAACAACTACCGGGGCGTGGGTGCCGACATGGCGACCCAAATCAAGAAGAACATCGAGACCGATGCCGAAGGCCGCCGCACGGGGTGGCAAGTGCAGCTCATGTCGTTGGGTCAGGGAAACATCCCCAGTAACCTGGAGTACCGTTTCTTCATGGACCTGCTCAGCGGCAACCTCTCGCGCACGCTCTTCACCCTGCTCATCGACCAGCACAACTGCCCCAACCTCAAGAACGAGATGGAGGTGACACAGACCCGGGTTGCTACCCGCTCCGACAACTCCAGCATGATAGTGAAGGAGAAGACCGGCGACAAGCTGCCCGCCCACCGCCTGCCCAAAGAATCCACCAACCTCACCGATGCCCTGAAGTACTTCGTGCTGCGCAAGGAGGTGATACGCGTGTGGCAGACGGGGCGCAACATCTCCGGTGCCGCCTCCGTGTGATTATGCATTTCTTTTTCTGTTTGCAACCCGAAGCCCTGCCATCCGTGAGGATAGCGGGGCTTCCTTGCATACGGGCGTTACCGCACCGGGTGGGATTGGTTACGAATTGTAAAGATTTTGTCATATCTCCGAACCCAAAAACGGGCTTGCGACCGCAATTCGGGGACGGCGCGGCTCGGGCATCGGGCAGACTCATCCCCGCAACAAATGTTGCAGGGATGGGTTCTGTCGTTAATTTTCAGGAAGTTGCATTTTTAGATGGGCTGTTTCTGTACAAAAGACGCCCGATTTTTAAAGGAAGTCGCCCCAAAGTAGGTCGGGTGCGCGAAAAATCCCGCTATGCAAGCTCGGTTCAGGTGCCGATGGCAGTATTTCCTAAACCAAACTTGCATAGCGGGATTTTTCGCGTCTTAGCGGTAGAAAGCAGTGCTTTCTGTATGATTGGATGAAAACGCCCCGTATGTCTTGAACACACACACACCGGGCAGAGCGGTAAGCGTTCCGCTTGATGTGCCTCCGTTTCTTTTTCCGGAACTCCTTTTCATTTCCTGCATATCTGTATGCGGTCAGGTAGTCTTTTGAGTCCGCAAATGTAGGGCACCGGTCTGACAAGCAAGGTCGGGCGTTGTCCGATAAAAAATCTCCATCCCTTCGGGTAGTATTCAAGCCTACGGTTTTAGCGGAACCTTGCGAAATGTCATCCTCGGCACCTCATTGGTTGCGGCATCAAAAGGCAACCATACCGCACGTCATACAGACACGCCGGAATAAAAAAAAAGTCGTTCCGGGAAACGGAGAATCTAAAAAAGGCTCCACCCGACGACTCCAGAAATCCAGAATAAAAATCTTAAAACTTACAATTATGGCAGCAAAAAGAAACATCCCCGAATCATGGAAAAATCAGTGGTCTAAGTTCATGTTTAACTTCTTTGATTACCTACCAACTAAGTACGAGGCGAACAAACGGGAGTGGTCTATCCGTAGAATGATATGGGACTTTAAAGACGGAAAGCGTAGTTTGTCAGTGGCGGAACTTGTAGCGAAGAAGATGCGGGAGCAGTTCGGCGCAGAGGTGGGCAACGTGACATTGGTCTGCATACCTGCAAGCAGTGGAGAGAAGAACGAAGTCAGATACAAGGCTTTTGCCGAAGAGGTGGCACGGCTGACAGGCTGCAAGAATGCGTATAAGGCTATTAGCATTGAGGGTGAACGCCTTGCCATCCATGAAACCAAGGCGGCGAAAACGGTGCAGACGGTGGAGGTCATCAAGTTCGACAAACGATTTTTCAAGGGCAAAAAGTGCTTGGTTTTCGACGATATTCTGACGCAAGGGCATAGCTACGCACGTTTTGCGTGTGCTTTGGAAACGATAGGAGCGGAAGTATTGGGAGGTTATTTCTTGGGTAAGACGATTTGCGGAAACAACTAATTTTGAAAAGCTATGAAAAGGAATACGAAAGGAAACAAGGGCGTACAGCTCTCTTTGTTCGATGATATGCGAGAGGCGACCGAAAAGGAACTGATTCAAGAATTGACGAATAAGCCGATAGTATCGGAAGAGTGGTCGGGAGAATACCGCTTGGAAAAGTTGTTTAACAGCTTGACGCCACAGCGCAGGCGAATCGCGAAGGCGGCGGTAGAACTTTATAAGCGCAGAGAGATAGGTCGGGATAAGCGGAAGTCCATCAGGAGCAGCGAGGATATTTACAAGGAAATGAAGCCCTATCTTTGCGACTTGCAGAATGAGGAGTTCTGGATAATATGCCTGAACCATGCTTGCAAGGTGATGAATAAGGTGCGTATCAGTGTGGGAGGAATCACGCAGACGGAAGCGGACATAAGGCTGATAATGCGGAAACTTGTAGAGGTGAACGCTACTTGTTTTGTGGCGGTACACAACCATCCGAGCGGCAACGCAAGACCGAGCGGAGCAGACAATCAACTGACGGAGAAGCTGAAAAATGCGGGGAATCTATTTGATATACGGATAATAGACCATGTTATAGTAACTTATGGCGGTTATTACAGCTATAACGATGAAGGGTTACTTTGACAGGGTGGGTGCAGGGCGCGCCCATTCCGTTTGCTCGCGCGCTCGCAAACGGAATGGGACCCGAAAGCGGAATGGGGGACTGTGTTTCCGTTCCTTCAACCACGGAGGGGGATATGTGTGGAAACGGCCGGCTTTTGCTCATGAAACGAATTTCGTGTGCAGAATGCGGGTGATTTTGCACGTTTACTTTGCATTTTCAGAATATTATCCCGATGTTTGCGCAGCCAAATATAAACCAACGATTCATCTCCTCATATCGTGTAACCCGTAATCAATCGGGTTCCGGGTGGTTCCGGTTGGCGCACGATATGAGGAGGTGATGTTTTTGTAGAAAGATGAATGATGTAAAGTTACTCGATTTACTGATAACCGCCTTGTACGAGCAACCCGGTAGTTGTTATGATATTGCAGAATTACTGAGAGAAAGAAACGGTGTGGAACTGACGGATGATGAACGACGTAAGCTCTACCGAAACATCGTTGATTTGGGATATGCCAAAGAAGGGAATGTGGTGTGCGGTCCGCACTTGTGCATTGAACTTTCACCCAAAGCCAGAGAGATGATGCTGGAATATGGGAATTATGAGAGCTTTCTTAACTCTAAAAGAAGCAATACGATCAAGAAGGAGAAAGAAAGCACACTGAAGAACAATGAGATAAGAATCAGGATTGTACACATAGTCATTACGATTATAATATCTATTATTGCGATTTCCATTTCTCTCTATTCCATCCTGCAAAATGAAAGGATAAAGGAGATGGAGGAATTGCTTCACAAATATAATATAGAAGTTCCGGAATAGATAGTATATTATTCTTCCTTTTTAATGAAGAAATAGAGATTTTCGGTTTCGTAGATTACGTTTCTGTCCGTACCCCGGCAGGAACGGAGCACCCGTTTGACACAGCGTTCACGCAAGCGGCGGTCGGACCATCTTTTCAGGAATTGAATCAGTTTTTTCATAAGGATTATGTTGTTTTGTAGGCAAAAATAGTATATAAATGTTTGAATGGGAAATTATTAACTAAAATATATGAGTGGCGGAAGAAATGTTTGTTTTTGATGCTGATGTTTGTCAGTGTGAGTATGATGGGGCAATCCATCAAGTCAATAGAGGATGACCCGTTTGAGGGTACGAAGGTTATAGTGACGGATACGGAGAAACTGACGAAGGAGAGTTTCAAGGACGCCAGAGGGCAGTCTATGTTTTACTTCAGGAGTGTGGGCAATCTGATTGCGTTCCATCTTCTGTGGCAATGCCGGGATGTTTTCATTGTTTCCAAGGGACAGAAAGCTTTGTTCCTGATGGAAGACGGTTCTAAGATAACGCTGGAGGCGTTGGGTGACATCAAACCGGAGCCAAGCATCGCATCAACGGCTGCCGTCAAGTCTGCGAAAGTGTTGGGGATGAATATCCCGTATGGAAGCAAGGAAATATTGGGATTGGGAGAGCAGAACGTGACTGCTATACGAATCTATACGAGTGACGGCTATCAGGATTTCAACATAGATAAGAAGAGGCAATCGCTGATAAAAGATTGCCTGAATCTGTTGATTAAGAAAATGGATATTAAATGAAATGATGAAGCGGAGAAAATTTTCTCCGCTTTCTTTTTGCCATTCCAAAATAAACCTGCATCTTTGCAGTGCTAAACAATCATAGATGTTTTCTATGCCGCAGAGCGCGGTTAATGCTCATAGGTTAGTGGGCTTTTTTTATGTCCATACTGAAGATATGTAGAAGTTTGCTTATCAACAAACGTACACGGCTGTCTTTCCCACATTATTTCAATGCTCCGGCATAGATTACTAATGATTGTTTAGCGACACGGGAAATGACAGCCGTTTTTCTGTCTAAACGCTAAACAATCATTAGTATGAGAAATCAAACATCCGGCACACTCAATGTGCCTGCTTCCGGCATTCCTACCGTAAGCGAAACCGTCAACGCTCTCACCGAGCAAGTCAACAACCTTCAGCGCCGCTACTACCGTGCCCTGGCTCCCGATTGCGAAGTCAAGACCGAGTCAGACAAGTGGTACTTCCGTGCCATCGGATGGGCGTGCGCCAGCACGATGTTCCCGCCACTGGTTGCCGTCGTGGCATTGTGCGTTTATAAGGCAAAGAAGTGCCGGAAAGGAGGGGAGGAATGAAAGACGAACTCAACAACGTAGTATTGACTACCGAAATAAGCAGGGCGCTTTCCAACCTGCAAGATGGCGGTGCGGATGCCTGCTGCAACACCATAGACCGAACCATCGGATTAATCCTGGACTTAAAAGTAGAGAATAATGTAAGCTCTGACGATGTGCTGTCCGTGATAAGCGATTTGCGCATAGTGACAGCTATGATAAAGGATTTGATACCTAAATGCAAGGAAGGAGGCGCGCAATGACCCCCGAAGAGCGTTCCTCCCTGACATACTATTTCAATGGACTGGATAACCTGACCCAGTTCCTGCAAGTGACCGAAGAGATAGCCACCTAGACAGGCATGCACGACTGGCAGATGAAGCACCGGGGCATACGGATGCGCTGGAACCGGCTGGATGCAAAGGCGGTGATACAGGGCGAGATGTCCGAAGAGACCTACGTGCAGCGCAACAGGCTGGACGGATAACAGGAAACATTTTTTATACATTTTTTTGGAAAGTCGGCGGTCCGTGATGGATAGCTGGCTTTTTTAATCTGTCAATGATATAAAAAGATATATCATTTATCAGCTTTTTCTTTGTTGATGATATAAATTTTTATATCTTTGCAGAGTCAAACAATAACTGTTATACACAATGAGAAAATACAAGGTCAAGGAGGTCATCAAGCTGCTGGAAGAGGACGGATGGGTGATGCTGAAAGGCACGGGAGGTGACCACCGGCAATTCAAGCACCCTACGAAAAAGGGCAAGGTGACGGTCAGGGGTCACGAAAGCGAGGTTTTGAACCAGTTTTTATTGAACAGCATTTGGAAACAGGCGGGGTGGAAATGATTCCCCGCCAAACAAGATAAGGAGGACAGAATATGGAAAAGATTAAAGTGTTAGTGGATTGGTGCGACAAGAATTTCGGCGCGGTGACTGAGTGCGAGGCGCTGAACGGGCTGGTGACAGTTACCGCAAAGACCTACGACGGACTGATGCGGGAACTAAAGGAAGCGGTACGCCTGCACGTGCATGATTCGGTGGAGGATGGCGAGGACGTTCCCGAGTGGCTTGCAGCCGGGGAATATGAATTCGATATCGAATTGGGCATGGCGGCATTGCTCCGCAAGTGTGAACAGTTCACCTCGCTTGCTGCCATCGCGCGGGCTTCCGGCATTAACCAGCAGCAGCTTTCGCACTATGCCAGCGGGCTACGTGTCCCTCGCACAGAGCAACGGCAGCGCATCGTGGACGGGCTTCACCGTATCGGAAACGAATTTCTATCGGTTGTGTAGTTATTGTTTGACAGACTGATTACGCAATTTGCAGAGGGTGTATCGGAATGACGATATGCCCTCTTTTTTTGTGTCCTTTTCCCTGCCCGCCGTTCCGGTTACTTTTGCATCCGTAAAGTTATCGTTATGAGAAGTCAAGAGAGCGAAGATGTAAAGTTGCTGTTTATCCAGGAAGAGCTTTCGCAACACGGCGAATGGCTGGCGGACCTGCTGGCGGAGATTATCGACCGGAAGCGGTTGCGCAAGTCGGGCGAACTGCGCGGCAGCATCAACTACGGCGCCTTTACCGAGAACGATGCTCCCGGCCTGCGCTTCTCCTTCAAGAGCTACGGGCGTGCCATCGACATACAGGGCTACAAGCAGAACCGCCACCGGGTGGATGCCAAGTCCATCGCCTGGGGCGAGAAACAGAACCGCATGAAGCGGGGCGATAAGAGTCTCCGTTGGTATGCCTCGAACATGTACGCAGGCTATTACAGGCTGGTTTCCCGATTGATGTACGGGCTTTCCGACAGGGAGATAGAGCGACTGAAAGGAATATTGGAAGAACGAAAAAACAACAGTGTATGAAGCAAGTCAAAAGAATAGGCAATTTCAATTTTGTGGATACCGCCGCCGGGCAGTATGCCATCAACCTGAACTGGAGCGAGAACATGAGCAGCTTCTTCAGCGCGGGTTCGCAGGATTGGGACGGCGACCCGGTCAACGTGGCGGGTGTCCGTGTGGTGCCGTGGGGACCGGACAACAACCTGCCCAACGCCATCCGCAACCTGCTGGAGAAAAACAACCTCGGCCCCGGCATACTGGACCGCAAGGTAGGGCTGCTCTACGGGCAGGGTCCCATGCTCTACCGGGTGAGGATTGAGAACAACGAGCGCATCCAGGAGTGGGTGGAGGATGTCGAAATACAGGAGTGGCTGGACGGTTGGGATTACCGGGGCTATATCCGCGACAACCTGGTGGAATATACCCATACGAACGGGCATTTCACCAAATACTACATGGGCAGGGGTGTGCGCATCGGCCGCCCTTGGGTGCAGCGGTTGGAGTCGCTGCACAGCGCGGAGAGCCGTCTGGTCTGGCCGCAGAACGACCGCCGCCGGCTCGAAGACGTTACGGAGTACCTGACGGGTGATTTCGACTCCTTCCGCAGCCGTACGTTCCGCAAGTACCCGGCATTCGACAAGTGGCACCCCGCCAAGCACGAGACCGCCATCAAGTATCACTGCATGCGCAGCTTCGGCCGCTCGATGTATGCCATCTCCTGCTTCTATGGCTCCGTGCCCTGGCTGGAGAACGCCAACAACCTGCCGGAAATCATCAAGCACCTGAACGAGAACATGATTGCCGCCGCTTATGTGGTGCATTCTCCGCAGGAGTACTGGAACCAGAAGCGCGAGCTGCTGATGAGCATGCACGAGGATTGGGACGAGACCAAACTTCAGAAGGAGATGGAGCGGCTGAAGGACGAACTGACGCAGACCATCGCCGACGTGATGGCGGGCAAGAAGAATGCGGGCAAGTTCTTCAGTTGTGTGGACTTCGTGGACGCGGACGGTCACGCCCAAAGCTGGAAGATAGAACCCATCGAGATGAACATAGACAAGTACATCGAGGCGCAGGCGAAAATCTCCCGCATCGCAGACAGCAGCACCACCAGCGGATTCGGCCTCTCTCCGGCATTGGCGAACATCATCATTGACGGCAAGAGCGACAGCGGCAGCCAGATGCTCTATGCCCTGAAAATCTTCTACGGTGCCGACACGCAGATTCCCGAAGACATCGTGCTGGAGGCGCTCAACGATGCCATCCGCATCAATTTCCCGCAGAAGAGAGGCATCTTCATGGGCTTTTACCGCAAGGTCATCAACAAAGAAGAGAATATATCAACGCCGGACAGGGCGGCAAACCAAGTGTGATTATGGAAAAAAAACATCGAATTTCCCGACTGCTGGGAAGAACTGCAACCCTCCGAGTGGCTGCACCTGCTGGAGAACCGTGAACTGCTGATGACGAAACCGGGCATCAGCCTGCTGGACGTGAAACGCGAATGGTGTGCGTTTGTACTGAAGACCCGCGGGCTTGCCCCGCTGCACAACAAGACCGAATTCTATCTGCTGGTGGATGAACTGGCGCAGACATTGGACTGGATGTGGCTGACGGTAGAAGATACCTGCGATGACGGCGCCACCGTCATGGAGGCGGTGCTCACCTACGAATCGACCGTGAACCTGTTGCCCGAATGGGGCGGGCTGCGCGGCCCCGTGAGCCACGGCGCAGACCTCACCTTCGGCGAGTTCCGCCACGCAGTGGAGGCGATGAACCGCTACGACGGCAGCCACGACCCGGCAGACCTGCAGGCACTCTGCGGCATCCTCTACCGCCGGCCGGGCAAGCAGCCGTGGCTGGGGCGCGAACCTTTCGACGGCAAGAAGATAGCGTACTACATGGAGCAAGTATCGGCAATGCCTTCTGCTGTGAGGTGGGGCGTATATGCCTGGTTCTCCTACTTCTGCCAGTACCTCATATCGGGTCCTTTCCTCATCGGCGGTCTGGAGGTCTGTTTTGCCCCCGTCTTCGCCCGCAGCAAGCGCGGTACGGATGCGCAGCCCGCCGATGTGCAGAGCTTAGGCATGAACAGCATCCTTTTCTCCGTAGCCGAAAACGGTGTCTTCGGCAACGCGAAAGAGACCGACCGCACCCCGCTCCTGAGCGTGATGATGAAGCTCCTCGATGACAAGCAGCGTGCCGACGAACTCACCCGCCACCTCAAACATAATTCATAATTCAAAATTCATAATTCACAAAGATGTTATTCAACAAAGACAATACCGGCAGCCAAGAGCTGCGCGAACTGACCTCCAATTACTACGCCAACAACGATTTCCGCAAGATTGAGGGCGAGATAGAGCTTGCCACCGACGAACTGGCGCAACTTCTCGGCGCTCCATTGATAGAGCTTGCCGAGAAGTACTATCGCCAACCGGAGGAAGAGGGTGCCGATGCCGCTCTGGTCCGCAAGGTGCAACGTCCCATCGCCCTGCTCGCCACCCTGCGGCTCTACCAGAAAAACGACCTCAGCCACGAGGATGACGGGCGCAAGTTCAAGACCGCCACCGACGGCAGCGAAAAGCTGCCTTGGGAGTGGCAGCTTGACCGGGCTGACACGCTGCACATCGAAGAGGACTACAAGGCGGTGGATGTGTTGCTCCGCTACCTGAACGAGAAGAAACCGGACGAATGGACGGGGAGCGACCTCTATAAGTCGGCTCAAACGCTGATTATCCGAAACGGTGCCGCCTTCGACAGGTATTTCCCCATCAACCGCAGCGAGCGCACCTTCATGATACTGTTGCCTTTCATCCGCGAGGCGCAGCAACTCACCGTGAAGAGGGCGTATGGCACGGCGGCGTGGGAGGCGCTGCTTGCAGAGGACCAAGTACCGGAGACGGATGCCCATTTCGCCGCCTGCAAGGCGGTGGCGTTGCTCGCCATGAGCATGGCGCTCCGCCGTCTCTCTCTGGGCGTGATACCCGGCGGCATCATCCGCCGGTTCGTGGCAGAGAGCGGCATGAGCGAGAGCGAACCCGCCTCGCTCAGAGACGTGGAGCGCGTAGCCGGATGGATGTCAGACGATGCCGCCACGTGGATAGACGAGATGAAGCGCGCCCGTGACGGCTCACTCGCCGAGTTCGACCTGCTTCCGAAGAATGATTCCAGAAACAAATACTGTCGCTTATGAATGTGATACAAAGACCAAGGGCGCGTGAGTTCTGCGCCACCATGCAGGACTACATCATTGATACGGACGTGACAATCACCTTTGCCGTCATGTATGGCGGCAAGAAGATATTGGACGAAGAATATGTGCCGGACGCACGGAACCAGGTGCGTGTCCGGGGACTTGGCAAATTTTGCGAACTTGCCTTGTGGGGTGTCTGGTGTCTGGATTATGCACCGCAAAGCAGCGCATCGGGTACCTTTACTTTCCTGATTAACGAGGTGGAGGATGCGCAGAGATATGTCATGTACAGCCGCCTGATGACCAAGAAGGATGCCGCCGCACCGGGCGTGCTCAGCGAGGTGTCAACCAAAGTGACCCGTCCGGGCTGCAAGGAGTATGCCAGCGGTTACTTGCTGCAAGGAACAGGCAGCCTGTACGGTGTGCAGGTGGTCGGTTCGTGGGAGGACGGCACCGAAGAGACCAAGTTCTGGTCGCTGTCAAGCGCAGCTTCCGGCGTACCCGTCACCGTAAACGTCAGTCCCGATGTGGTGGAGGGAAAGTTCACGAAAGCGAATCTGTCCGGTTACCGCATCCAATTCCAAGGCGGTTCCATCCAGTTCTACATCGACCGTACCCGTTATGCGGAACTGTGGAATTTCCGATTCAAAAACGTATATGACATGCCCGAGACGTTGACCGTCACCGGCGGGCTGAAACTCTCCGGCAACAACGAGAGCGACACCGCCGTCCTGTACGGGGTGCAACGCAAGTTCGGAGTCAAAGTGACGGACGAATATACGGCGAACTCCGGTGTCATCCTGCTGCAGAGCGATTATAAGCTGTGGCATAACCTGCTGAACGCACGCGAGGCGGAAATCCTTGTAGGCGAGGAGTGGTTGCCGATTGTAATTACCAAACAGAAATTTGAACGGGAGTTCAGGCGCAGCGCATTAAAGGCGGTGGAGTTCAGCTTCACGCTGGCGAATCCTGAACACAACAACCTGATAGACTTATGATAGACATACGGAGATACCGGGAACTGCTGCTCGAGCTGAAAGAGAGCGTCAACGCAGCGAGTGACACGCCCATCGACGGCGTGGCGGTGGCGGTCAGCGAAAAGCACCTGGTGAAGAAACTGAGAGACGGCGCGGGGCTGATGCTCTGCGCCAACTACCCCGATGCCGTGTCGCAAGGCGGTGCCGACAACTACAACGAGCAGAACAACCTGGTGCTGTTCCTGCTCGAAAAAGTCCCCTCCGGTCAGGAGACGGACGAAGAAGAGCTGCTGCACTACGCCCGCATCCAGCAGGTGATGCAGCTCCTGAAGGCAGCCCTGCGTGAAATGGACCTCGCCTGTGGCGAGATAGCCGGAGCGGAAGGCATGACTACCGAATGGGAGTATGACATCTTCGGCGGATGGAACGGCATGAGCGTAGGACTAAAGCTAACAGACTATGAATAATTATGAATGATGAATTTTGAATGATGAATTACCTTGCAGCGTGATAGTGTAATCCATTCAAAATTCATAATTCAAAATTCAAA